TGACCAGTAGTAGCAGTAGTACCACCAGCTGAGTTTGTAGTACCAAACTGAGCGTTAGTAACCCAAGTAGCTGTACCAGCTTCTGGATTCACTGGTAGTGTCATCACGTTAGTTTTCATGCTAACAGCGCGAACTAGCGGAGCAACCACTAGACGACGACGAACTTCAGCTTCCATGTTTGTAGAAACTTCCAGTTCCCATGTAGCGGATGGTAAGTGTTGACCAGTCTTTTGTAGGATTTCTTGACCAAACTTGGTATCAGAAATTGACTTACCTGTAATGCGTGAAAGCATAACAGCTTTTTCGCGTTCTTCGTATGAAGAACCTGCACCAGTACCCTTATCGCTAAAGGTCATCTTGCTAGCTTGAATCTTAGCAAGTTCGTCTGCTTTTTCCTTGATCGATGCTTCAAGACCAGCAAGAGCTGATTTAGATGCAACGGTTTGGTCTTCTAGACGCTTAGTAACTTCTTCAAGAAGCTTTTCTGCACCTGATTGACCAACAGTAATTTGTGAGGCAACAGCCGTCTTAATACGTGCTTCTAGATCGGCAGTAGCTTTAGCTTCAGCAGCTTTTGCTTCGGCTTCTTTTGCTTGTGCAGCTAGTAGCGACTTTGTTGCTTCAGCAGCGGCTTCAGCAAGCAATTGTTTCATTTCTTCTGGACTCATATTCCATTCCTTCTTTGTGATGCTATCTGCCACCTTTGGGGTCTCAAGCCCTTTAGCTGGATCGCTTTTGGGTGCAAATTGCGCTTTAAAATTTTTGTAATCATTAGCATTTTCAAATGCTTTTGATAAATCGAATAAGGTATTCTGGTTACATGGTACTGACACAACCGAAATTTCGATCAGTTCAATATCCTTAATCATGAATATCTCAGCGGCTGAATTATATTCGGCATCGACGATTTTAAAACCGATACTGAATGCTGTTACAACCTTGTCTTTAACAAGATTAAATATCTCAGCTGCTGCTGAAATACGGGCCTTAACCCATAGGCCTTTACTGTCTATCTTATAGTCAACCATTCGTCCGATAGGGTCATCATAATCATGATTAGCTAAGATAATTGGATTCTTAAGATAGTTTTTCATTCCGCCTTCCCAGACGGATGCTGAAACTACATCACCTGCTCTATCAACATCGTTAGTACTTGCGTAGCCTTCGATGAATATTGAAGTAGTATCGTTGACGTTATTAGCGTCCTTTACAGTAAAGGCACTATTTAGATATAATACTTTATTTTTATCCATTTAGTTCCTTACTTAGTTTTCATCCGCTTTTCCTGCTGAAGCCGGAGTACCTGGCGTACCAGGTGGTTTAGGCTTTGGTGGTTTACCACCAACACTAGGGTTAGCTGCTGACCCAGCAATATTTGCTGGAATTCTTAGATCATTAGCATCTCCACCTTTTGGAGGTAGACGTAACTCAATACGTGCCTCATCGGGAGTCATAACACCGCCATTAACTAGGGTAGTATGATAGGATGCAACATCTTTTATATCTGGTTGTAGTGCTGATACGTTAGCGGTAATTGCCTCAATGTCGTAACCAAAGTACCTTTCCATTGCGGAAACATACTTTGTAACAATAGGCATAACTGTTTCTAAATAGAATAGTCTTAAATTAGGGGATATATTTGCGTTATTACCACCATCTAATAGGAGTGGTGGTACACCTAAAGCTTTTAATATCTTTGTATCATGTGTCTTTATACTTACGTCGAAATCCATTTCTTGGAAGTTATCAGCCAAGTTAGTAACTGGCTTAAGACCCATATCAAGAATCATTGGCTTTCTAGCACCATTCTTAGGGCTATACTTTGACATCCAGCCAGCGATAGTCTTATCTTTTGCTACCTGACTTAGTGTATTATCTGAAGTAAGTATTAAACCTGTTACAGCTCCGTTATCAAAGAATTGCTCTTGAAAGGTTTGCATCTTATACAAGATTTTAATATTTCTATCAGCAGCTACTAGGCGACTAGTACCACGATAAATAGAGACACTACTAAGATCTTTAATGTGTATAATTTCTGTAGGTTTAAATAGTATTGTTGCATTGTATCTGTACGACTCAATGAATGTCTTAGGATCTGTTACGATCTGCACTCTTGAAGCCGGTAGATGGTATAAGTGAATACCATCATAATAAATGAATATATTACCTTCTAATAAGAAGTCTGTAAATATATTATTTCTAAATTCTTGAATTGACTGGAAAGGATTAGGAGTATGATTTAGTAGGTTATTAAGAGTTTTCTGTCTAATACCTGTCGCAATACCATCAACTAATTTATCTTTAATGTCGAAATCCATGCTAGAGCTTGCGCTCACAATCATGCTTACGCCACGGTTAACAGTCTCTAGCTTCTCAAACGCATTATTATAAGTAATCTGAGCGTCGGTATTGATAAACATACCTTGCTCGCGACTAATCATTACCTGCGCGGGATTAAGCTTCTCTTCGTTGCTGCTGAACCATGACTTTATGTCATACCATGCCATAGGGGTCCTTAATAAAACTCAGCAAACGAGATAAGTTCGGATCGTGGTAAGTCCACGGGCACATAACCCTCAGTCAATTTTGCTTTTTGTTTGTCAATCCAAGCACCCTGTTTACTGGCAGATATAAGTGTTGGCGCTTTACCGTAAACAGCATGTAAAGCCACATGGTGTTTATTACATAGAGTATAAACGTCATTGTAGATTTCTTTATGATGTTCCGCGATAAATTCATCACGTACCGCTAAAATACCGTCATCCGTAGAAATATCATATTGTTTTCTATGGGCCCAGTTATTCAGTAAAAGAGTAATGGAGTGTGTATGATGTAGTTCTAGGTCAAGCTTAGTGCCGCATATATGACAGAAATCTTTCTTTTCATAAGCTGACTTTGCTTTGTCTCGTACCCATTTAACGGGAATACGGTTGTTACCGGTATTCTTTGCCATTTCTTCTCACCAACTTTCTAATTCCACTTATTATAGCACGGGAGCATGCTTATGTCAATATGTAATTTTTTTCTGGTAGGAGCAAACAAAAAAGGCCCTTGATCGTAAAATCAAGGGCCTTAATTTAACTTAACAATCTTTCTAACCAGCTCATATTAGCACGTTTTGAAAGATGTTGGTTAATTGTTATCAGAGTATCAACTTGTTTCTTAAGCAGTGTATTTTCTTCTTCTATTCCTACTAAGTCTTCTGGTAATCTAATTCCGTCTTCTCTTAGCGTTTGTATTTCTTCTTCTAAGGTAGTAACATTGTTCTTATTATGTACTAGTTTATCAATTAGCTCAACACTAGAATACTTTAAATATTCTTCATTATTATGAATAATAATAATTTCTTTATTAGAATAATCTTTAGGTATAGTTGAATTTAGTACTTTAGTTCCATAAGATAAAATATAGGCATTTATATACATAGCCTCCATCATATTAAGATGGTCTTTATGACATTCTAGTATTACTTCTGGATTAGGAAAACCTTCTCTATTAAACTCCACTTGCATAGGTTTAGCAGCAGTACCTTTACTAAACTTATCGTAGTGTTGCTTCCATCTAGTTTCAATATCGACAGATTGTCCAATATATACCTTTCCAGATCTAAAGGTTAGTTTATAAATACCGGTGGTCATATAGTCAACGTGTAAAGAGCATAGCGAAGAGCATCAGCCATGTGGGAGTTCATATCGTGTAAAGGTTTTTCAGTAGTAAGGTTTGGACGCTTATCCCACTGATACTGGTCTAGCATTTCTAGAGTAACGGTACAATGGGGCGCTACTAATAGTCTATTCTGTTCAACGATATTCTGAACAAAGGCAATACCTTCTAGAACTTGTTTCTTAGCGTTGATAGATGCTATGTCGTAAGTATACGCTAAGTCAGCTGCAAATTGAGCAGCTGCAGGGTCAATAAATATAGGGTCAATACCCCATTTACTAACTAGCTCTTGAATAGAATTAGCGTGACCCTCGGTCACGGACTCTGCATTCTGATACTCGTCTACTACATGGAACTTATCTAAGTGTGGAATATAAGCTATTACACAGAAAGCTGTAGGGTCTCTATACCCTGGATCAAGTCCTGCGAAGCATTGAACCTGATCTGCTGGTACATACTCTTGTATACACTCAGGACTAAAGTTAAAGATTTGACCCTCGAAGCTATTAAAGCTGGCCATATACTCTTGTTCGAATTCGGCCTTTGACATAGTACGTCTAGCTTCTGCTACGTCAGCTTCTGTCATACGTTCATTCTCAGTATAATCAGCGTGTAAGCTTATCCAGGCAGGGTACTCGGAGCTGAACCCTCTCTGGTAGAATCTTGAAAACCAATTGTTTTTACCCCGCGGTGTAGAGATAAAGATTGCTTTTGATCCTGGTCTATCGAGTGTTGGTCGTAGACTGACGTTGTAGGCGTTTTCGGCATCGGAGCCAAGGGCCGCCTCGTCGAATATAATAAGATCATAGCTACGCCCAACGCAGCTATCGACAGTGGAAATACTGCCCATTCGTATGGTAGAACCATTTTTTAACTCGATTATTTTGTCTTTAAGATTATCCTTAGCTACTTCTAAGTCAAAATGCTTAATGAATCTTCTTTGCAACTCGAAAGAGATGCTAGACAGATTATAGTTAGGAGACATGATAAGAATATTGCAACCGGGTATAAGGGCCACCAGCTGCCCAATAACATTAGCAATGAAGGTTTTACCAAGCCGACGGCTAAGAGCAGCACATATGAAACGGTACTTAGGACTGTTAACCGCATTAATGAGGCCAATTTGAGGCCTGTTAAGTTCATCATATACTGTCTTACCCTCATGTGTTAGTAGTTTTAAGTAGTTAACTACCGGTAGCTTAATAAATCTAATAGAAGCTTCTAGCTCTGTAATGTCATAACGATCAATATCGTCTCTGCTTATTGTTAACAATTAACTTCTCCAGTCTGCGCATTTCGCTTTTATTATTTTTAGCGCGGGCAAGATTGTACGAGCGCTCCAGCTTAGGGTCTATTACATTATGTACAGTAGGAAATGCTACATACTCATTTATAATATAAATGGGTTCTTTAGGCCACCAAAAGGTAGTATCATTAATATTAATTAGATAGGTCGACATATTAGATTATGCGAAGCATAGTTCCTATCCCATACATTCTTCTTTAAGCTAAAGAAGTTGTTCTCA